GGAAAACATGAAAGGCGCGTCATTAAATTCTACTACAGATTCAGTAGATAAGATTAATGAGTCTGATTTAAGAACTATGATGCTTGACCCTCGATACCACAATGTAAGTCAACGTGACCCTGCTTATGTCAAGACTATAGAAGACGGATTCAAGAAGCTTTATGGCTGATTGGCTTATGAAGCAGGGGCTTTTAACCCTAGTTCCTGCTCATATGAAACACGTTATTCCTCTCTCAGAAACACTTAGTGAAGAAAATAAGTTTGAGTTATCTCTATTTAACAGAGAACCTTTAGATTTCTTTATGGAATTTGTTAGAAAAAAGAATGTTTATGTAGTTGAGAAAGCTAATAAACCACTAGGCATTGTAGGTGTAGAGCCTGACGGCTATCAAACTGGGCTAATGTGGGCAATGTTTGCAGAAGATATGCAGAAAAATTGGTTTAGTTTTTTAAAAGCATCCCCAAAGTTAGTAGAATTTCTACATGGAAACTATTATAAACTTAATATGAACATATTAGAAAGCAATGAGCGTATAATACAATGGGCAATTTGGCTTGGATTTGACGTTGATGTTGTAGTTGATGGAGAAAATATTAATTATGTTCATTTTGTGCGTTGCAATTTGTCAAAAAAAAATGTTTATAATTTAGAATCACGGCCTGTAATACATTGAGTAGCCCTTTTGGATACCTACAATGACCATGTGAAGCAGACACCCACGATATAAATAATTGTGCAACTTAATGAAAGGTAGCTGTAATGGCAAACTCAATAGACACAGCCTTCATCAAACAGTTCGAGTCCGATGTGCATTTAGCGTATCAGCGTATGGGTTCTAAACTGCGTAACACTGTCAGAACTACTAACGTAACTGGCAACATAGCAAGGTTCCAAAAAATCGGAACAGGTGAAGCAACAACTAAATCTCGTAACGGTATGGTAACTCCAATGGAGCTAGCCCACACAACCGTTGAAACAACAATGGCTGACTTCTATGCCGCTGAATACATTGATAAACTCGATGAGTTAAAAACCAATATCAATGAGCGTCAAGCAGTAGCTACATCTGCAGCTGCGGCTCTTGGTCGTAAGACAGATGCTATTATTGTTGCGGCCCTAGACGCTGGCGCAAACTCTACTCAAATACATGATACAAGTTCTGCTGTTCAAATAGCTGACTTACTATCATTGTTTGAAACAATGGGTGCGGCAGAAGTTCCAGAAGACAACCAAAGATATTTGGCAATGCATCCTAAAGGTTTTGCAGACTTATTCTTAATCGAAGAGTTCGCATCATCTGATTATGTAGGTGAGCAAAATCTTCCGTTTGCTGGTGGAATGACAATGAAGAACTTCTTAGGTCTTAATATTTTCTCAACCAGTGCAATTGCTGGCGGTAAAAATATGGCTTATCATACTTCAGCTATTGGTCTTGGTATCAACGCTGATGTTTCTACAGAGGTAAATTATATCCCTGAGAAAGCTTCTCATTTAACCACTTCAATGATGTCAATGGGGTCTGTTGCGATAGACGACAATGGTATCTACGAAGTTCTTGACAATAACGGATAGTAAAGAAAGGACTCTAAAATGGCTTATGGTGCATCTGGATTAACGCGCATGGCAGGGGGTGGAGGCTACAACATTTGGTATTATTCAAGTGTTGACGCTCTATCAGTTGTTCGCGCATCAGGTTACTTTAATGACGCAGCTGCAATGATGAATGTTGGCGACCTAATTGCTGTATATGATAACAACGCTCCAACAATAGCGTGGACTGTTGTTTTATCTAATACAGGTTCGGTAGTCGATGTTGCAGATGGTACTGCAATTACAGTAACAGATTCTGATTAGAAAAGGAGTGGGGGGTTTAACCGCCCCCTACACTACATATGGCAACACCAGCAAATTCATCAATAGATGTATGTTCGAGGGCTTTAATCCTAATCGGTGCAGAGCCTATAACTTCATTTGAAGACTCTACTAATGAAGCACTTGTTGCTTCTAATATGTATGAAGATATAGCAAGGGCGGCATTAACTAATTGTCGATGGCGTTTTGCAACAGAGCAGGCAGTATTAGGTTTATTATCTGATGCTCCTACAGGGCGATATGATGCAGCGTATCAGTTGCCGTCTAATTTAATAATGTTACATGCGGTAACTGTAGGTGATTTTCCTATAGAGTATCAAACATATGGTGACAAAGTATTTTGTGATGCAAGCAGTACTGAAACTTTAATTGCTGATTATACATTTAGGGCAGTAGAAGTAGACTGGCCTTCGTATTTTACAATAGCAGTTGAATATACATTAGCTAGTATGTTTGCAGTATCAATAGCTAGAGACACAGCTATGGCTGGTATGATGGAAGATAAAGCCGCAGTATCTATGGCTAAAGCTAGAGCAAGTGACTCTCAGCAACAAACAAATAGAAAATTTAATACTAGTAGGTATATTACTCAAAGGCGTAGTTAATGCGAAAAGTTCGAGTACCAGTAAATAATTTTCAATTTGGTGAAATAAGTCCGTCAGCAATATCAAGAACAGACTCCGCTGTGTACTCAGCTTCAGCTCAACGTGTAGAAAACTTTCTTCTTAGAAGTGAAGGGGGTGTAATTAAACGTGCTGGCACTGAAAAAATATACGAGTACGATATTACTGTAGAGCAAACATCATTTACAATTACAGTAGCTGACTATGCTAACATTGCTGTTGGCACTCAAATAAAGTTTTTTACACATGATGGAACAGAAATTACACTAGAGTCTGAAGCAGTTGGTGCTGGTACTCCTACTGCCGCGTCTGGCAATACTCATTATTATAAACCTAATACATCTAATAATGTAACGGCAGACCTTATTTTTGCAGCTATAAATGCAATATCAGGATTTACAGTAGCCAATCCAGCAGCGGCAGTAGTAACTGTTAAAAGAGATTTTCCTCAATCTGGCACTAATTTGACAGTAACAACAACAGACAGCACACGATTAGCTGTAACAAATTTTACTGGCGGTGCTGATATGCAAAGCAGATTGGTTCCGTTTATATTCTCAGATGGTTTCCAATATATTGTATCTATAGAAAACGCTAAGTTAAGAGTATTTAGAGTAGTACAATCAACAGGTGTTACAAGTTTAGTAGCTACATTAACGGCTGACGTAGATAGTAATGCAATTCCATTTGATGATGAATATATAAATGAATATTCATTTGCTCAAAGTGGAAACACCATGTGGATATGTCATACACTTTTTAAACCACGTTTATTAGTAAGGACTAGTGCAACTGCTTTTCAATTAGAAGTAAAAGTATTTGATACATTAACGTCTGGTTCTACTGTTACTGACACATTTCAACCATATTATCCTTTCCAAGATACTGGTGTAACTTTAGCAGTTAACGCTACAGCCGCTGGTACAGGTAAGACTTTAACAACTAGTGCATCTTATTTTGTATCAGGCCACGTTGGCACGCGTATAAAGTATGGTAACTCAGAAATACTTATAACAGCAGTTACTAATGGCACTACTGCTACAGGAACAATATTAAAAGTATTACAACAAACATTAATTAATAACGCATTTAGGACTGCATCTGGCAGTGCAGTAGTAGAAGTTACTCATATAGCTCATGGTTTTATAGGTGGTGAAACTATTGTTATTTCTGATGCCGCGACTGTTGGTGGAATTTCAACATCTAACTTAAACAATTCAGAAGCTATTCTAGCTATTATAGATGAGAATACATACACATTTACAGCTAATGGTACAGCTAATGCTAGTGAAGATGGTGGTGGTGCTTCTATTAAAATTACTACTGGTGCGGCTACATTAGATTGGCAAGAGCAAACTTTTTCTTCTTTAAGAGGATTTCCTACAGCCGTTACTTTCCATGAAAATAGATTAGTATTTGGTGGAACAAGCTCACAGCCTGATGCTATATGGATGAGCAAAACAAATGCTTACTGGAATTTTGATGTAGGTACAGCAAATGATTCTGATTCAATCCAATTGATTGCAGCTACTGGTGAAGTAAACGAAATAAGACATTTAGTGTCTAATAGAGATTTGCAAATATTTACAGCTAGTAACGAATTATTTGTGCCTACATATCTAGGTAATGCAATAACTCCAACTAATGCACAGTTAAGAAAACAAACACCTTATGGTAGTACATGGATTCGTCCTGAGTCATTAGATGGTGCAACTGTATTTGTCCAGAAAAATGGTTCTATTGTTAGAGAATACATTTATTCAGACTCAGAAGGTTCGTATACTGCATCTTCTATCTCTTCTATTTCATCTCATCTTATTAAGAATCCTATTGAGCAGTCTGTTCTTAGAGGTGCAATAAATAGAAATGAGTCTTATATATTTATGGTAAATGACGATGGTACTGTAGCTGTGTTTAATTCTAACAGAACAGAAAAACGAGCTGGGTGGGTTGAGTTTACGACTAGAGGTTCTTTTAAATCTATATGTGTTATTGATGACAAAGTGTTTTGTAATATTGTTATTGATACTGGTGCTGGTACTCAGGAATATATTTTATGTGAATTTAAAGACACAGTTAATTTAGATGTAGCTAAGACTTATACCAGCACTACAGGTGTTTTTACTGTGAGTGATGAGTTTGCTAATGGTGCAGTTGTTAGTGTAGTTAGCAATACAAATTACTATGGTGATGTAGTAGTATCTGGTGGTGAAGCTGACGTTTCTGCTGTTGAAGCTATAACAACAGCAGAGATTGGATATAAGTTTGATGTTACTTTAAAAACTAATCCTATTGATTTGACTGCTGACAATGGCCCAGTTACAGGATTGCCTCGAGCAATAGGAAGTGTTTTCTTAGATTTAAATAATACACTAGCAGTAAGTGTAAACAATACAGCATTAACAATAAGACAAGTTACTGATGACATGTCAAAGATAAGAACGCCTGTTACTGGTAAAAGAGAGTTTAGATTACTTGGATATAGTGATGACCCACAAATAGAAGTGACTCAAGCAGAACCTCTACCTATACAGGTTAATGGATTAATAGCGGAGGTAATTATATAATGAACCCATTTACAATATTAGCAGTCGCTAGTACAGGTTTGCAAATGTTTGGTGCATCTAAGTCTGCTTCTTATGGTGCAGGAACTGCTTTAATGAACGCTGAGTTAGCATTAATTGACCGCAGTTTAATGGACACAGAAGCTAAACAATCAGCTATAATCAGAATGAATGAATATAAAAATCAAATGTCAGTTAATGAAAATGTGTTTGCAAATCTAGGAAGAGCAGATGACCCTAGTATAAAAGCTTTTTTTAAAAGTCAAAAAGATATAGTATCAAAAGATATTAGACGTGCTACTAATCAAAGTTTACTTAATATGAGAAAAGCAGAAATAGAAGCAGCTTCCCAAAGAACTAGAAGTAAAAATCTAATTCGGTCTGGTACAGTTTCTATGTTAAGTAGCGCAGCTTCTTTTGGAATGAATTATAAAAAAACAAAAGGTTTCACTGATTTTGGGAATTAAATAAATGCCAGTAATTAGACAACAAGCAAAAGTAACTAATCGGCCAATAGGTGTTGCTAGAATTGATACTGGTACTCCAGAATTGTGGCAACAAATTAGCAATAATGCTGGTCAAATAGCTCAGAGTGCTTTTCAACAAATAGCTGACAGGTCAAATGTAGAAGCTATAGATATGGCTGAAGCAGCTAAAAGAGAAGATATTATTACATTAGATAAAAATGGTATGCCAAAAGCTTTAGGTAACTTAGAAGGTTTTAATTTTAACGCACAACAAGCTTTTAAAAGAGTTATTAATAATAGATTTGAAGAATCTATAGATACAGAACTGTATACTCAATCACAAAAATTTTCATTAAATCCAAGCTCTGATGCGTTTGATGTAAACATGAGTCAATACATTGCAAGCATGGTTAATAACGCGCCAAATAATAAATATAAAAATTTTATTCAAGATAAAGGCCAAGAATATTTAGCAAAAACAAAAATTAATTTAATTAAAGAAGAACAAATACAAGAAAAAAAAGATGCTAAAGCTCGTTTTGAGGTTAGTAAAGAATTAATTGGAGAAAAACTTTACGCACTTACTAATGCTGGTTCTTGGAAGAATCGCAGTCAAATAGATAATGATTCTGATGTTAACGCTGAAGAAATACTTTCAGAAACAAATTCTCTTATAGAAAATGAAAAAATAAAATTACGAGATTTAATACAATCAAGAATAATTACTGTTGAAGAAGGACAAGATGCATTAAATAATTGGTTAAAAGTTTCTGCTGATGGAGCTTTAAACAATATTGGTACAAAAATTAACACAAAAAATGATTTACAATTTTTAAGTGCATTTTTAGCAACAGGAAATAAAACTTATTTAAATCAACTTCCAAAAGAATTTCATGAAGATTTAGAATACGTTTACAGTTCTTACATAAATAAAGACAACCAATCTGCTGTTAATAAAACATGGAACTCTAAATCTGATAATATTAAAAATGTTATTTCTGCAAACAATGAAATCTATAAAAACAATTACGAAGCTTTTTCTGAAGGAAAAGCACTTGGAATTAACAATACTATTTATCAAAATTTATATCGTGCTAATTTAGGAATAGATGAACTAACTGGTAATACTGTTATAGGAAATGCTCCAAGAGAACAAATAGCAGTTTTACATGAGACTATTAATAATCAATTTATTTTATTTAAAAATGGAATACAAAAAGCACGACTAAGAATTGGAGATGCAAGCGCAGACGAGCAATTGCAGATGACAAGACGTTCTATGGTGCTTCCTTTTATTAATGATTTTTTAATTAAAAATCCTACAGTTGAAACAGAAACTTTAATAAGTGCTATCTCAACTGGTAATGCAGTAAACTTAAATCAAGACGGTAAAGACTTAGTTAATTTTTTAAAACAAACACCAGCCTTTACACCTGATGATGCTGAATGGGCTAATGGAAAAATAAGAGCTGGTAAAGACGAAGCAATAGCTAGGAAACGAAGAGAAATTAATAAGTTAGATGTAATACAACAAGCTACTGATTTAAGTGGAAGAGCATCAAGAGGCGATTTAAGCATAGAAGATTATGATAGTTTTAATAATTTTATGAGAGCTACTATTCAGAGTTCTAATTATTTATTCTCTGCTACTGAAGTTAATAACATTATGTCTCCAGTTAAAATTAGTTGGGGCAAAGGTTTATTTAATAGTTTATTGCCTGATGCTACTGAAGATATGTTAGAAAAATTATCATTATTTATAAGTAGTAATGGAAAAAGCCAAAATGCATTTAACGATTATAAAATAAAAACTTATGATGAATTTGGTGACCCAATAATAGTAGCTGGTAATATAGAAATACTTGGCAATGCTATGATTTCTGGGATGGGCGACAAAGAAATTACTGCAATTAATAAAGAAGTAACAGATAGATTAACTAGATTAAAAGCAGTTAATTCTGCAAACAAAGAAGCAACACAAAAACAAATTTTTGAAAATGAAGTTTTAAATAACAAAGGAAATATGCGCCAAATTGGTCATAGAAAAGCAGTTGATAGAATTTTTGAAAAACAAGGATTAGATTGGAGAAATCCTGAAAGTTTAAATAATGAAAATATAATTAATTTATTAAAAACAGGTGGTTCAGAATCATTAAAAACATCATTAATAGCTGTTGTTAATGGTGGCTCGTTTGGAAATCCTAACGACCTTCTAATGGCTTTTAAATGGTTTACTGTTCTAAATGAAAAGGTTGACCCAAACACAGAAGTAAGAATTAATCCTTTAAGAGTAAATGAATTTTTAGGAAGTGATTCAGAAACATACGCTAAATTAAATACTATTTTTGAAATTTCTAGATTTGAAGGTACAGAAAACGTATTGCAAATATCTCAAAATCTTGCAAATCAATCAACTAATGTAGAATTTCAAGATAGATTAAAAACTTTTTTTAGAGATGAAGATAGTAAACTTACATATAATGTTTCTAGAAGAGAAATACAAAAACATTTACAAACAGAATTTGATTTAGATGAAGAGATAGCTAGAGAATTAGCACCTTATGCTAAGTATTATTTATATACTCGACCAAATCTTGATAATTTATAAGAAGTTTTAAAAGGGGTTGCTGAAGAAATATTTTTGCCAACTAAATATGTATTTAGTCCACACTCTAATATAAAAGAAGGCTTTAATAGCATGCATGCTTTAGAAGCTGTTACAGGTGGTAACTCTAAACCAGCAGTAACACACATAGAAAAAGAACTTGCTCAATTTGGTAATTATAAATTAGGTGAAAATGTTTATCTTGTTCCTCATAAATATGCTGGAACTGTTGGAGTAAGGTATGATGCTTATACTTCAGAGGGAGGCGCGCTTGTTCCAATTATTATTAATAAAGATGGAGAAGCTTTCTTACCATCTTTTGAATTTAATACTGGTTCTGAAAATGATATTATGAAAACTGTAGAGGAATATAGCGGACAAAGTTATAATGCAACAG